TTCCATTGGAAAGTGAGATGTTTTTAATATTTTAGTTTTAGCCTTATTATATGAAACCTGAATAGCTGCTTGTCCTAACATCTTGTAATCATGTACAACTCTCTTTATTTGCTTACCATTAAGCAATGACTTCATTTCTAAGTAGTCTTTTGGATTTTCAGCCCTATCTAAAGCCTCCAAGCCTCTACCATAAGCCATATCAACAATACCATTAATACACCTTGAGTTAGTTGCTGACCCTAAGTATCTCTCAATTAATTCTTGGAAATAATCATTATACTCACCATATGAAACCCACTCCTTATTGTACTCCTCTTTTATAATAGGTGTTTGGTAAGAAGCTAAATTAACAACCCTTAGATTCTGTGTAGGTTTCTTTGTTTCTTTTTTATCTAAACTAATTCTTCTCTTTATTGCCATAATCTATGCAAATATATATTCAGTTTCTTCTGAGTCTTGTAAATAATCTGAGCTAGTATCTAAAGAGCTTTTAAATGTTATTAAATCTCTATAAATAGGTAGACTATCTAAATATGTAGATGAGTCTGTTTCTATATAAAACACAACACTTAAAACACTATCCTCGTCAATATCAGCAATTAAATTAGCATCCGTAAGTGTTATAGTTGCTAAATTATTTGAGTATGATATATTATCAATACCTACAACATATTCAATCCTAGTTGCTTTATTATATATGTATGCGTTTAAGTTGGTTAAGTCACTTACTCTAGGATAAAACTCAACGCTAATTACAGGTAAATTTATTATACTATCTATAGTCATACTAATATAACAGATTTTTTGTGTTTTGTTTTATTATAATAAAAAAAGAGGCACACAAATGCACCTCTTAATTTAATCTTATATGTAATTGTTATTATGGGTCAATAACAGTAGCACTAATAACAAATCCAGCAACATCATCCATTAGCGTTGAATCAATAAAAGAAGAAGGAGTTCTTTCTTTTCCTTCAAACGTAATATTGTAACCTGATAGGTCACCCATTGCACCTCCAGTTGACGTGTTAACAGTTACTTCGCATCCATTCTCAAATCCTGCCATTCTAAAGTTACCGTTGTAGTCCTCAACAATAATGTGAGGTCTACCGTATGATAATAAAGTTAAGGCTGATTGAGTAGCTAAGTCTTGTTTTTTTAACGAGAAAGCTCCTGTTTGAGTCCAGAAAGACGTTCCGTTATCTCTTGAGTTTTCGTTAGTTTCTTCAAAGGTATTATTATCACCTCTAAGTTCAAATTTATAAACATCTACAGGAGCAGATAAAGCAGTTATTTCATCTGCTGTTAAAGTCGCTGTAGAATATAATGTGGAATCGAAGTTAGCAATAAAAAGATTACGTAGTCCACCTACGCTTTCTTTACAAGCCTCCACTCTTCCAGTAGCAATATCACAAGCCATATTTTTAGTTATTGTAAGAATTACCTCTCAAATTAATGAGAGGCTTTTCTTGGTTAATTATTTAATTAAGCTGCAGGAGTGTAAAGTACAATCTCAGAACCAATACCATAGTTTACAGTAGCTGTATATCTCATGATTACTCTTACGTTTTGAGAACCATCTAAATCAGCCATATCCAATACTTTTACTTCGTTTGAGTCATTTAATAAACCTGTACCGAACCATAAGTTAGATGATTGTGCAGCAACCATTGTATCTTCTTCCATTCCGTTTGCAACAAACAATTTAACGCCATCAAACATAACGTCTCCCATGTTTTGATTGTTGAATCTATCAACAAATCCTAAAGTACCTAAAGCTCTTACATAAGCTCTGTATGCTTTTTGAGAGATGTAGATATATAAATCTTCTTTACCATACATTGTGTTAGGAATTGCATCAACTACCTTACCTAATTCAGCAACGATATTAGCAGCAGTTAATCCACCTGCACCAGCAGATACACCAGTAACATCAACAACAGTTCCATCAGCAGCAGCTAATGTACAGATACCATCAAAAGCACCAGCACCATCAGTACCTTGCCATACTGTGTTTTCAGTTGTTTCAGCAACTTTAGCTGCCATATATCCAACTAAGTAATCAGCGAATGATGGAGGTAGGTTGTCCCAAGCTGACATTCCCATTGAGATAGCATCCCAATCATCTCTAAAGTCAGCCTTACACAAAGCTACGTTTACTTGTAAGCTCTTAGGCTCTAAGTAACGCTCACCTAATGTGATTGTAGATGTGTCAGTAAAGTCACAAGTTGCATCAGCTACAAGAGCATTCGTAGATAAAGTCTTAATTACTGATTTGAATTTTACGTTTGGTTTAATGCTCATTCCACCTGATTCAAGTGAAGTAGCTGATAAAAGTGCTGCTGAGATAAATCCTTGCATTTTCTCACCTGCATAAGTAGTAGTAATACTAGTTGTAGTAGCCATAGCTTTTTATTTTATTTTTTGAATAATTTAGCGAAAACCCTATCTTGAGTAGATAATGGCTTTCTTGTTGATAATTTTTTAATTTTAATCTTTTCAGTTATAGATTCTGGTGAATGTGTTATTTCAGTAACTTCATCATTACTTAATTCTACATTTACATCTTCTTTATCTGAATTAAGTTCAGATGGAACTTCTTTGTTGTACTCTTTAGACACCTCAGCATAAGCTGCTAACATATCTAATATTTCATTCTTTAATGATGTTAAATCTGACAACGTAGCGTAGGCAGGTTTTTCAACCTCTACTGGAGCTTCCGAATCAGTTTCTTCTGCTAGAATAACCTCTTCTTTAACCTCCTCAACAACCTCTTCTTTCACTACTTCAACTTCGGCTTTAACCTCTATATCGTTAGTTTCAGTAAGATTAATTTCATTGTCAACACTTAACACTTCTTTAAGTTTTGCTAAAATTTCAGTAGCTTTCATATATTATGTGTTTTATTATACTATTATAACAGTATGTTAATTAATCTGTTTCATTTTCTGTATTAATTCTTTACTTGGAAGTGCATCCAATCGTAATTTTTCTCAACTCCTAAGCTTTCAAAACCATTACAATAAAAGATATCAATCATTGCTTTATATTCTGGTCTCGCAAATCTTGCTGTTGCACTTGTTTCTTTTAGCTTGTTTCTTGCAGGGTCTAAATCAATAGCAATTCCCCAAGCATGAGTACTCCAAGATGTACCTCCTCGCATCCTACGATAATTAAAACAACCACCAAATAAATCAATACCTAGTTCTACTATTTTGTCATAACCATAGTGTTGTTCTAAATCTCTAAAGACTTGTAAAAACTTATCTGCAACTAGATTGTGGCAACGCATACGTGTTACTTTAGTTTCTAAATCCCAAGCTAAACGCATTGGGTAAGGCAATGTTATTGTTGTTAAATAACCCAATCCTACTTCGTTTGGTGTTCCATATTTTGCTATAATTTGCCTTGTAGTCATAAACTATTTAATTTCATTTGTTATATTTTTAATAAACTTAATAAAACCTAATCTTTTTAAATCTCTAAAAAATGCTAAAACGCCATAACAGAAAAAAGTTGAAGTTAAAAATATTATAATAACATCTAAAATAGGGTTTGAAAAATCATCAGTTTTTATAAAATATGCCCAGAATGTTAATCCTGTTGTATAAATAACAACTAAAGGTATTACTAAATCTAAGTATGATATTTTATCTTTCAAAATCTAAAGTTTTTTTTCTATCTTCTCCAATGTTTTTTCAATAGATTCTAAACGCCTTTCTAATTCTGTTCTTGGTACAAATAATTCTATTTTATCTTTAAAAGGCATATGTTTATCAGTATCCGCATGATGTTTAATTACAGAAGTTTTTAATTCTAAAAATTCACTATCAACTTTTTGCTGCCAACGAGCTTGATATATTATGAAACTAACTAATACAACTACATTAGAAAAAGTTAGCCAATTATTTCTTATAAAATCTTTGTTATCTTCACTCATTTTTTAGTATTTTTTTTGCTTTTTTAATACCATTTAATTCATATAATGCGATGTAAATTGTATTTGGCTTTATATCATTAACTTCTCTACCTAACAAATCATAATAACCAACTAAATTTTCTTCTTTAAAATATTCAAAATCTGTAAATCCAAGAGTTTCCTCATAACTCAATCGCCAAACTCTTTTAAATAATGCTGTAAACCACAATGACCCAT